TAAAGGGTCCTAACTATGTTAGGATCCTTTTTTTATATGGAAATAGATGAGCAGGTATCATTAGGACACCTCCTGCTACAAGAGAGGAAGTGTAAGAAATGTGGAGAGATAAAGAACCTTATAGATGGTTTCTATAGGACTAGAAAGGATAGAAAGACTCTTCCATCTTCTTATTCCTATGAGTGTAAGGTGTGTACAATAAGAAGAATTGTTTCAACTCGGAAAAAAAGTGACACTGTGGAGTGGACATACCCCGATTGGTAGTGTTATACTTTTAGAGAAGTCTTAAAAATTATTATGATTTACTTTGTTGGACTTGCTATGGTTGTAGTCATATGTTTGTTTGTTTATTATTTGGGACTCTATAATCCTCATTAATTATACATATCATTTGTAACATCATTATTCTATGAAAGATCAGAATACAATCCCTGATAATGAATCTCACATAGAGAAATACAATAGGGGGTTGGACATATTCATCGAGTCTGTCATTAAACCTGATAGTGCTCTTAGAGCTTGTGCTCACAATCAAAAATGTTATAACGAACTTATGAACGTTCGTGAATCTGTACTTCTACATTTACAAACTTTACGCAAATAACATGTCACAACTAGAAAATTTTACAGTCTACTCTAAAGACGGTTGCCCTTATTGTGATAAGGTGGTACAGTTATTACAGTTTACGGAGTTAAAACATGTTGTGTATAAGTTGGGAGAAAATTTCACGAAGGAAGCTTTCTATAAGGAGTATGGAGAAGGAGCAACATTTCCTCAGGTAACATTTAATGGGGATAAGATTGGTGGATGTACTGAAACTATTAAATTTTTACGTGAGCAAAAACATCTAGAAAACTAATGGACATTTACATTGCTGTCGATAAAGCAATAGATGAAGTCTTTGAAAATGATCGTTATGTTTTAAATCTTTATCAGTTCGCTAAGGGATTAAAACTAAAGCGTTCAGACATGACTGAGTTTATTCATAGCAGTGTTGCTAAGGAAATTAGAGACACTGTTTATCAATTAGACGAATACATTAAAGGAGGACGTGACAGTGAGCACCAACAATTACGTGAGTCCTATGGACACATACCTAAACCAAAGGCACGTAAAATCAGAAAGTATCTTTATGGTATGATGGAGGACGCACTACGTTATGAACACGACAGGAAACCAGGCAGAAAAAAAGCCTAAATTAGAAATAAATAGAGGCGTGGAGTTAATGCTCCGCAACAAAAAACCTGTCAAGAAAAGGAGGGAACCAAAATCATTTCAATTTATTTTTGGACAGATGGTTTCTTTCTTCAAGAGAGAAATTCACATCTACGTTGAACTTTCCTTAGATATTAAAAGGAATCCACCATAACTTAGAGGAGGATGATGAACGAGACTCTTATAGTCACCTTGACTTTTGCTACTATAAGTAGTATACTTTCTTTATTAGTTGGTTTTGGGATAGGATGGTTAGCACATTCACATGCTATTAAATCTAATCCTTATCACCGTGACAACTTACATCCTGAGATGTATGATCAACATGGGAATGTTATTCCCGATGAAATTTTAGCACTACGATTTGAACATGCCGACAACATCAGCAGCACTTGGACAGGGGGAGAGTTCGGAGAAGGTAACTCTGGCGAGTGGATCGAAGAGGAAGAAGACGACTAAGAAAAGAAAACCACTCCCTCAAGTAAAACTTCCACCCAATCCTTTCCAATCTGAAATCCTTGACTTGGTTAACAAGACTAGGGGTAGACAGAAGAAGATTGAACTTCTACAAGAGTATCGTAACGATGCCTTAGTGTCTCTTATGATATGGAATTTTGACGACACTGTTAGTTCTGCTTTACCAGAAGGTGAGGTTCCATACAAACCTAACGATGCCCCTGCAGGGACTGAGCATACGTCTCTAAGGCAGGAGCAACGTCATTTCTATAACTTTATACAAGGAGGTAATGATTCGCTCTCTAAGACTCGTAGAGAGGCAATCTTTATACAAATCCTTGAGACTTTGTTACCTGCTGAAGCAGAGATACTTTGTCTTGTAAAAGATCAAAGACTTGTAGCAAAGTATCCTACTCTGAACCAAGAACTTATTGCTGAAGCCTATGAGGACATTCAGTGGGGTGGTAGAGGAGGTACTAAGTATGAGGTTGGAGTTGTAAATTGAATACCAATTACACTCCTACGATATCTATCCTCCATGAGAATTGTAATCCTCAGGAGGATAATAATACTAAACTCCCATACAATGCATACCTGACATGGTATAAGGTTGATGATGTAATTAGATATGATATTGCTATGGCAGATAAACAGGTAGATATTTTTGATAATTATTATGATAGATATCAAAAGAATTTTATAGGAATGAAACAGTCTGACGGAATGGTTCCACCTAACCGTTGGAATGTTGCACCTGTTCCTACAAAGAAAAGAAAAAAGAGAAGGAGGAAACCAGAAGATGAGTAAGAATAAAGATGGTGATGAGATGTTACGAGCACAGATTGATGCTCTCATCCGTGATGAAATCCAAGAAGGGATTAATGATTACATAGATGAGACAGAGAAGTCTGCTGCTGAAGGTTTTGGTATCACTAAACATGGTGATGAGAAACTTAAGGTTAGAGTATCCAATGATGGAGTTGATAAACTCATCAAAGAATATAAGAAACTTAAGAAGAAAGAGAAGTCCAATTTAAATCAGGTAAAGTTACTTGATAAATATGGAAAACCATTATGAGTTATGAGTAAGATTGATACTCAAGGAATGAGTGGACCTGTTGATCCTAACTATAAACCAACAGGAAAAATACAACCACATAAACCTATGATGATTTATCCTCGTAGGGTGCATACTCCAGAGATAGTTAAAGAGTTGAAGATACTTATTAATGAGGTATTAGATGAGAGAGAACATAAAAGAAAATTAGAAGGTGCTTATGATGATGTCAAACCATTACCACCATCATACTTTGATACAGAACATTTTAAGCATCGTATTAATGAACCCGAACCACCTTACCAAGACTGGAGCCAATGAGACTAGGTGTTATGTGTTCTGGAAACGGAACTAACTTCGAGAACATAGTTACCAATCCTATATGTAATAAGCATGAAGTTGTGTTGATGATACACAACACTAAGAAGTGTGGTGCTGTAGCAAGAGCAGCAAAGTTTGGTATTCCTCATGTAAGGATACCTCATAAAGATGAAGATAGAATGATAGAAATGTTTAGAGCATGGAATGTAGATCTTATTATTCTTGCTGGTTATATGAGAATTTTAAAGAATCCATCTAAGTTTCCTTGTCCTATTATTAATGTTCATCCATCATTACTTCCTAAGTATAAAGGATTGAATGTAGTTGAGAGAGCAATGGAGGCAGGAGAGACTGTTACTGGGTGTACTGTTCATTACGTGAATGAAGAGTTAGATGGTGGTGAAATAATACTACAAGGGGAGGTTCCGATATTACCAGATGATACTGTAGAATCATTAACTAAAGCAATTCAAAGAAAAGAGTACGCAATTTTACCAGAGGCAATACAACATGTTAAGCAAGGACTCCAGGTTGCGACTGTCTGAAATCTGTTGTAGGATGAAATTAGGACGCAAAGTTACTTTACTTGAAAGGATATGGGTATACAAATTAACCGCAGCTAACAAACATGCAGCAGGTATAAGAGATAGAATCTTAAGTTAATATAAAACTGTATCATACGATACATTACTACTTGACTATATAATATAACTGTGTTATTATTAACACAATCGTTCGACCCTTAGGGGTTGCAAGTAAGTCACGGAACGGAGCGTTCATCCTCATGGAGTTCCTACTCGCCACTCTCCTCACTTGTGAGGAAGCAAATGGTATTATCGATAAGATAAAACCATCGACTGAAAACCGTACTGAACTAGTTCAGATGGTACAAATGAGTTCAGAGAAGGGATGTTTTCCAGAGGACGCACATGACTGAAGGAACGGGGCCTAAAAATCCAACTACTTCAGGAGTAATCCAATGGCAAAAGTCACCTACCGTGGAGTCTCATACGACTCCGCAGAGTACCGCAAAATGGTACAGGCAGAAGCACGAAAGAGAAACTTCGATCTAATGTATCGAGGTGTGAAGGTTTCTAAGAAACTAGTTTCTGCATAACATCTGACTTACAGATACAGATACGAAGAGAGGGCTTGCGAGCCCTCTTTTTTTGTGTTAATATAAGTTAGTGATAAATACCATATGGACAAAGAGAGACTGAAGTTAATTGTTAAGAACCTTAAACTCTTAGTTGATCAACTAGAGTCTGAGGTTTATTCTGATATTGAAGCATATCAGAATCCTGTAAAGTTCTCTGCACCACCCACTGATTATGATGAAATCTTCGATGACGATGATGGATACCCAGACTAGACAATATGCTTTGTCGATATTGATGAGAGAGTTTGGAAACACTCATACTAACAGAGCAATCTATGAGTGTGCTGATGATTGGTGTAGTAGGCAGGTGACTACGAACGGAATAGTCTCCTATTTTAGAGCGTACTACGGTAAGTATGAAAGACAAGAAGGCAGCCAAACTAATACTAAAGAGGGCAAAGAAACATCCTGAATTATATTCTAAGGAAGAAATAAAATTCGCTAAAATCTTTAAGAAAAAACTCAAACTTGAAAAGAAACAACATGAACGTGAAGTTAGTGAGCGTAACTCCAGAAGCGGAAAAGATGATGGGGTACGTAGCGAGAGTGAGCAACCCAAAGAACCAAGACAATCCAAACGTCAGTGGTTTGTTAAGTTATTGCATAAAGCACGGGCATTGGTCCGTCTTTGAGCAAGCATATATGACTCTGGAGATTAGTACTACCAGAGGATTAGCAGCACAGATATTAAGACATCGTTCATTCACATATCAAGAGTTCTCTCAGAGGTATGCTGATAGTAGTATGCTTGCTAAGGAGGTTCCTCTTCCAGAATTACGTAGGCAGGATACAAAGAATAGACAGAATAGTATTGATGATGTAGATCAGTTTGTTAAACAAGACTTTGAATTGAAAATGCAAAGACACTTTGTAGATGGTATGAGACTCTACAAGGAGATGCTTGATGCTGGTATAGCAAAGGAGTGTGCTAGGTTTGTACTTCCTCTTGCTACTCCTACTAAACTATACATGACTGGTTCTTGTCGTTCTTGGATACACTATATCAATCTACGTTCTGGACATGGTACACAGAAAGAACATATGGATATTGCTAATGAATGTAAGAGAATATTTTCCGAACAGTTCCCAGTAGTGGCGGAAGCCCTTGCTTGGGTCTAAATAACTTCACATTATTAATTATTATGGCAACTTATCCTGTAGTTAACACAAAAACTGGTGAACAAAAAGAAGTCAAGATGAGTATTCATGACTGGGACCAGTGGTGTGAAGATAATCCAGATTGGTTGAGAGACTATTCTGATCCATCTACTATGCCTGGAGTTGGTGAAGTTGGTGAGTGGCAGAACAAACTTGTTGCTCGAAATCCTGGGTGGAATGAAGTTCTTGATAGAGCATCTAAAGCACCTGGTTCCAAAGTTAAAAAGATTACTTAACCTCTATGCCAAGAAAGAAAAAAGGTGACGATCCTATTGGAGTTGGACTGACGGCTAAACAAATGAGACGAAAGAAACCAATCAATGCGGATTTACTTGTTGAGATTGATCCTCTTACACCAAATCAAGAGAAATTTTTTGAAGAGTATGATGCAGGTAAACATTTGTTTGCCTATGGATGTGCTGGTACAGGTAAAACATTCATTGCTTTATACAAAGCACTTAAAGAAGTTCTTGATTTAGATACACCATACGAAAAGATTTACATCGTTCGTTCTCTTGTATCTACACGTGAGATTGGTTTCCTACCAGGAGATCATGAGGATAAGTCCTATCTCTTTCAGGTTCCATACAAGAAAATGGTAAAGTATATGTTTCAGATGCCATCTGATGCAGACTTTGAAATGTTGTATGGTAATCTTAAAACTCAGGAAACTATGACGTTCTGGAGTACCTCATTCATACGTGGTACTACTCTAGACAATGCTATTGTTATTGTTGATGAATGTCAGAACTTGAACTTTCACGAGTTAGATAGTATAATTACTAGAGTAGGAGATAATTCTAGGATTATTTTCTGTGGTGACGGAGTTCAAACTGATCTTCGTAACAACCATGAACGTGCAGGACTTGGTGACTTTATGAAAGTTATTTCTATGATGGAATCATTTTCCTCTGTTGAATTTGATATCAATGATATTGTTCGTTCGGGATTGGTTAAAGAATACATCTTAGCAAAGCATTCTCTTGGTATGTTATGACATTTGAGCATTGTAATTTTCTCGGTGACATTGAACTTGAAAAGAAAGAAACACCTGGTTGTAGACTGTACCAAGTCCCTAATGGTGAGTGGGTTCCTTCCATAACTTCAGTAACATCTTTCTACAATCGACACATCTTTGCTGAATGGCGTAAGCGTGTGGGTGAGGAAGAAGCAAATCGCATCACTAAAAAAGCAACCACACGTGGTACAGATTTCCATGAGGCTGCTCAAGGATATCTAGAAAATAAAGAACTGGATTGGAATAACTTCCTTCCTGCTACACAATTTATGTTCCATCATGCTAAACCTTACCTTGATAAGATTCAAAATGTTCATGCAATCGAACGTACTCTCTACTCAGAGTATCTTGGCATTGCTGGTCGTGTTGATTGCATTGCTGAATATGAAGGCGAACTAGCAGTCATTGACTTTAAAACATCTGAGAAGATTAAACCAGAGAAGTGGTTGGAAAACTATTTCGTTCAAGAAACTGCATACGCATGTATGTACTATGAGTTGACTGGTATATCTGTTAAGAAACTTATTACATTAATGGTAACACCTGGTGGTGATGTAAAAGTATTTGACAAACGCAACAAAGACGAGTATATTAAACTATTAGTAAAGTATATAAAGAAATTTGTCTCCTCTAATCTGCAATCTCATGGTAATGGATAAAGAACTAAACGAAGTGTTGGAGAAGAAGTTTCTTTGTCCATCCAAATTTGCACAAGACATAGAAAAGTTGGTGCATGAAAATGATTCACTTAATTACATTGAAGCAATCATAGTTTATTGTGATCAGAACACAATTGAACTTGAGTCTGTACCTAAATTATTATCAAAGCCCCTTAAAGAAAAACTTAAGTATGATGCACAGGAATTAAACTTTTTAAAACGTACATCTCGTGCGAAATTACCAATCTAGTTTCATAAAAGCCTGAAAAAAAATCCCGCCAAATTTTTCCCCTATTACTTTTTTTAAATGGAAGAAGAACATTTGCCAGAACATATCAATAATCTTTGGGAGGATATGGATCGTCTCAATGCATTATATGAAGAACTTATGTGGGAACATGATGTTGAGTTAGAGTTTAAAGCAGACTACGAAAACAATCGGATTATTATCAAACCATTGCCTGGATGATGCCTTTTGAAACATATAAAACTTATCTTGCAATGAAGCAACACTTCACTAGAGATAAGTATGATTACCATAAGTATTGTGGTCGTTCTCGTGCTACCTTACAAGCATTTCATAAACGTAAGGACAGGTACTTCTTTGAGAAGATGTCTAGAGCACATCCAGATAAAGAGATAGAGGATTATTTCCTAGCAAACTTTGTTAGTTGTAAGGATCCAGAAACATTATGGATAGGAGAGATAATAAAGGAAGGAGATAAAAATTTTACACAATGGAAGAAGAAGGTACAGTCATTGTCCTATATTTTTAAAGAGGATGTTGATGTATTGTTTGATAGGAAGTTGGATGAGGTGTTTGATTGTAGCAAAGGACACCCTCATATATTAAAAAGTTACTTAGGTGGTTACACTACTCTTGAAACTCTCGTGATATGTGATAGAATACTTGGGTACGTTAAAAACTTTGATAGTAAGTTGAAGGATCCAGTGTGGCAAACCGTCAGTAGACGGATTAAAAAATATACACCCTTCCTAAATATTAATGTACCACATTATAAAAAAGTCCTTAGGGAGGTTGTAATTAATGGCAATGACTAATGATGAAGTTCTTAAGAATTTACAAGAGCAACTGATTAGTGTCAGTGAGACTCGTCTTAAACTTCTAGGAGCTATTGATGTTCTCGAACAAATTCGAGACAGTCAAACTGAAACTGAAACACAAACAGAAACCCCTGAGGTTGAAAGAAATTGACGTTTTTCGATTCTGATATTGTCCGTAAGGAAATGGCAGACATTCAAGATCTTCAAGAGGAGATCTATGGGGATGTCTTTAATTTTCCTCAGATGGATAATGACACTAAAGTAGAACACATTGAACTACTTCATGAACTTCTTGAAAAGCAAAGGGTACTCTATGCTCGCATGAGTTTATCAGATGATCCTGAAGCACAGAAAATGAAAGAGAACATTCAAGAGTCTGCTGTTATGATGGGGATGCCCAAAGATGTTGACATGGCTAATGTCTTTTCTAATATGGAAAAGATGATTGGTATTATGAAACAACAGGTTGACAACAGTTCTTTTTAATATTATAATCAATAGGTACACACAAGCCAAATCTCAAAACAAAAGCCAAATCTATGTCTTTTTCAAGTCTAAAGAAACAATCTTCTCTCGGTTCGCTCACCTCCAAATTAGTTAAGGAGATAGAGAAGACAAGTACTACCAGAGGTGGTGCTGATGAGCGACTTTGGAAACCAGAACTGGATAAGTCTGGTAATGGTTATGCTGTTATCCGTTTCCTTCCTGCACCAGATGGTGAGGAGTTACCTTGGGCAAAGGTTTATTCTCATGCATTCCAAGGACCAGGTGGTTGGTACATAGAGAATTCTCTTACTACTATTGGTGGTAAGGATCCTGTATCAGAATACAATAGGGACTTATGGAACAGTGGTAATGATGCTGATAAGGATGTTGTTCGTAGACAGAAGCGTAAGCTTTCTTACTATGCAAACATCTACGTTGTAAAAGACCCAGTTAATCCTCACAATGAAGGAGGAGTCTTCCTGTTCAAGTTTGGGAAGAAGATTTTTGATAAGTTAACCGCAGCTATGCAACCTGAGTTTGAAGATGAGACACCCATTAATCCTTTCGATTTCTGGCAAGGTGCAAACTTCAAACTTAAGATACGTAAGGTTGATGGTTACTGGAATTATGACAAGTCAGAGTTTGATGCTCCTGCACCTCTGCTTGATGACGATGATGCACTTGAAGCACTCTGGAAGAAAGAATACTCTCTTGCAGACTTCACTTCACAGTCTAACTTCAAATCATATGAAGATTTAGAACGTCGTCTTAAGTCTGTCTTAGGACAGAAGCAAGCACAGCGTCCTCGTTTTGATGAGGAAGTTGAAGCAGAGGATGATGTACGTACTCCTGTTGCAGCAGCAGTTGCTGCTCCTGTTACTTCTTCAGGTGCAACAGATGCTGATGAGGATGATGCTTTAAGTTATTTCCAGAAACTTGCTAACGAATAGTTAACCTAAATTGGGGTTACTTCCCCTCTTTAATTTTGGGTTAATGTATTCACTTGATGGTTCGTAGTCTAGCAAAGTTTCTACTTCGTCTATGACATACGATAAAAATCTAGACTCTAGGATGTTGATATTTCTTTTATCATCCTGGAGTCTTTCTTCATAGGTACGATAAGATATACCTTGTATAGGACTTACTTCAACTAACTGATTAGTTCCACTATCTAAGAAGGTTGCTTTGAATGTTGAGTCAACAATCTTTCCTTTGGGTACAAATATTTTTCCTTTAGAGTCTTTGATTTGTATAGTTTCATAGTGTTTAATTAAATCTGCACCACCAGTATCACCATACTTTTCTGAGAGATAGTTATTAAAATCTCCCTGTGACATTGGCCATTCATCTCTTACATTGATTATATTATTTGCAAGAAGTACTACCCAATCTAAATCTTCATCACCATATATTTTATAAGCAACTTCATCTGGCCTTTCATCTCCTACTATTTTATACTTAGTGAAGGACATGAAGTTAGTAAAAATATCTTCTCTTATTAATGGACGACGAAATAAGTTCTTAACTTCTAAGTAATCACGATTAGATTTCCTCTCATTGATACGAGAGATGTAATCAAAGTTTGGGAGTTGTTTAAAGTAGTTAGACATTAGAAACCTATTGTTGCGTCGTTATCATTTTCATAATCTTCATCAAAGATTGGATCTAGTTCTTGCATATCTAATCTTATTTCATATGCAGTCATTGAAGAGTTTGGTAATGTCATATAAGTACCGTCTGGTACATAGTTCACACCAAAACCTGTTAATGCTGTTCTTTTCATTTTATATAAGAATGGATGCTCCTTACCTCCAGCATGGAAACTAGGTTGAAATACATTAGGAGAATCTAAGTATATACTTTCACCAGTTGATCTTTTTACTGACATTCCTTGTTTAAAGAATCTAATTATTTTTCTAATGACTCCTGTTTCTTTTTCATTTCTAGCAGTTAATCTAAATGTATATGAGAAAGAACGTAGTGCTGGCCCATTGAATAGAAGTTCCATGTTGGGGTTAAGTACTTGTCCTTGATTTCTTGCAAGCAATTGATTGGTACTAGCATTAATACCTGGTATCTGTCCTACTAACAATAATTTTGCTGCTTGTCCCATTTCACCACCCTCATTTTTAGCTTTCTCTAATATTTTAGATGCTTCTTGTCCCATACCCTCAAAAAAATTCTCACTACCCATTACACCCATTGCTGCTCTAGCACCTTGCATTTGTAATGAGTTCATTTCATGTTGGTTCCATGAAACCTGATTGTTATCAGCAAGTCCTGGTGGTATAGGAAGAATGACAGAACCTAATGTTCTCATCTTTCTTTCAGATGCTCTGTTACCTTCTAAAAATTCACCAGGTTTATATTCCAACATGGTGATTTTCATAAAGTCTGCATCTTTAGAAAGTTGTGCTAATGGGTAACGTAAATCACTATCATAACTTCTTTTCTTTATTTTTGGACCTTTTCCTAATGGAGTTGATGTTGATTCTCCTTTATCTTTACCACCTTCTGTATCTCCACCGTCATTAAGTTTTGTATTTGCTCCGTTTACGTTAGCTCCCCATTCTTCTATAGTTGCATCACTAACATTATTATCGTTTATAATATCTCCCATCTTAGTTCTGAGTTGAGAACCAGCAGATGCTGTCATCCCACTACCAGGAGTCTCACCACTCCATATACTCCCATCAGAACCTGCAAATAAACCATCAACACCTTGAGTGTATGTGGTTCCATTAACAGTTACTGTTGGTGCAATAGAAGGATTACTTGGATCAAAGGACAAGACTGCCCTTCCATCATTTGTTAAAACACTAGCGTTTGTTAATCCCACAGTTATCTTTTTAGTTATTTAGAACAAAATTTTGATAAGGTATTGTCTTTAGTTCATCAATCTCTGATGGATTGACATAATATAATTGTCCTACCACTTCCATGAAGGTATAGTTTCTCATTCTATTCCAATGAAAGTTGTATCCTTTGAATCCATTTGGCATGTATTCAGTCACAGCAACCAAAGGATTAGTATCGTATGTAATGTTAGGAGTCTTTGCTTTGTAGATAAAAGTATAATAGTTTCCTAAGTCAGGTACTGGTGTTACACCATCAGATAGACGGTCAATTATATCTACCATTAAGTCATCAGCATCTTCTACACCAGTAAGGTTCTCCACCATACCAGTAAGTCTATTTTTGTAGGGTTCATTTAATGCCAAGTTCTTTTTCCGTAACTACTTTAAAGGTTAATTGTCTCATCTCACAGAATGACCTAGCAGCTTTCCATTTTGCTTGGTTCTTTGCATACTCTGCCACTTCACGTATGAATGTTCTCTTTTGTTTCCGTCCTTTTGTGGGAGGGACACAATGTTTCAATGGTTTAACTTCAATTACATATCTTTTAACTTTACCATTACTTTCTTTAATTTTCATGTAGAAGTCTGGAAAATAACGGTGGACTCTGTTGTCAAGAGGTGATACGTATGGTATAAAAAATTCTTCACTACCCCATTCAAGTATATTTTCATTACGATCACACCATTTCATAAACTTTAGTTCCCAAAGGGATCTATAAATGATGTTTCTTGAGTCTCCTTGGTACTTATTTGAGTGAGTTGGAGTAAACTTACCTTTATAAGACATACATAGTATAGGGAAACACCATATGGTATTTAGATGGCTGGGAACATACCAGGTACAAGATATAGTACACAAGATTTTCTGAGTAAGTTTGGAAACATTGCTCAGTCAAGTCAGTATAGAGTTCATTGGGGATGGCCTCCTCAGGTTCAATCTTATTTGAATTCTCAACGTATACCTAATGTCTTAATGAATGAGGGAGGTGTTCTATGTAAAGCAACTTCACTTCCTGGTTCTTCATTAGCAACACATGATGTTACTACTGATTTTTATGGTGTAACGCAGAAGAGTGCATATCGTCGTCAGTTTGATGGAACTATTGATTTAACATTTTATATTGATAGTGATTATGGAATGCTCTATATGTTTGAAGGATGGTTAGAATATATTATGCAAATGCAATGTGATTCTGGAGATCCTAATAGTAAAGGTGTTACTTATACTGCTTCTTATCCTGATAGTTATAGGTGTTTATTATATCTCCATAAGTTTAATAAAGATCATCAAGGTGTACCTTCATCAAGAAGAGGAGTACATGGAGCAGCTGCTAATGTGTATGGTGAACCAGGAAATATAATTTATACATTTGTTGAAGCTTTCCCTCAGAATATATCATCAACATCTGTTTCATATGATCCTTCTCAGAACTTAGAATTTACTGTATCTTTTGCTTACACTAGGTACATTACTAGTAGAAGTGTTAGTAGGAATGGTGGTAGTGCTGGTAGAGTTGATGCTAGAAGGAATCAGGCAACCAAATCTAGTCCTATAGATAATCCTTCTAATCCATCTACAAGATGGGTTGGTAAAAATTCCACATGGACTGATAGAAATGGTAGAGTTATTATGCCAAGAGTAGATGAACTTGGGAGGGTTGTAGGAGCAGGGTTGGGTGAGTTGATTAATCAACCAACAGGTGAAGGTGGACAACTTAACCAAGCAGTTAAAGGACAGAACGTTAATGACAGTGATGGTGGTGGTAACTCTACTATAAATGGTGTTATTCCTGCAAGTGGAACAGGTGAAACATCAGGAGATGTTGCTTTATCAAGAGCAAGAGAAAAGTCTGTATAAACCTGCTAAATAAACACACATAATATTATATTTTGTTATGCCTTTACCAAAAATTGCCACACCAACCTATGAGTTGGAACTGCCGTCGAGTGGAGAAACAATTACATATAGACCTTTCTTAGTTAAAGAAGAGAAACTTTTAGTACTTGCTATGGAGAGTGAGGATACTAAGAGTATTACGAGAGCAATAAAAGAAGTCCTTAAGTCTTGTATTAAAACAAAAATTAAAGTAGATACTCTTCCTACATTTGATATTGAATATCTGTTTCTTAACATCAGAGGTAAGTCTGTTGGTGAGGAAGTTGAAGTTACTATTACATGTCCTGATGATGGGAAGACAGAAGTAGATATTAGTATACCTATAGATGATATTCAAGTTCAAAAGACAAAAGAGCATACTAATACTATTAAACTTGATGATACATTGTCTATGACAATGAAGTATCCTTCTTTAGATCAATTTATTGAAACTAATTTTGATGTATCTTCTAAAGGTACTCAACTTGAACAGTCATTTGATTTGATTGGTTCTTGTATTGAAACTATCTACAGTGAAGAGGAAGCATGGCCTGCTTCTGATTCTACTAAGAAAGAAATTGGTGAGTTTCTAGAACAGTTAAGTTCAAGTCAGTTCCAAGACATTGAAAAGTTCTTTGAGACTATGCCTAAACTTTCTTATGATGTGGTTGTTACCAATCCTAAGACTAAGAAGAAGAATACTGTGGTACTTGAGGGGTTGGCAAGTTTTTTCGGGTAGCACTCTCCTATATGAGTTTGGAGAGTTACTTCAGGATTAATTTTGCTTTGATGCAGTACCATAAATACAGCTTGACAGAGATAGAAAACATGATGCCTTGGGAACGAGACATCTATGTAGAACTCCTTAAGCAACATCTCGACGAGGAACGAGAAAAGCAAAAGCAACAAGCGAATGCCTAGTAACAATAAAAATATAATAGGTGATTTAAGGGGGAAATTTGATCCTCATTATAAGTTAGCGTCTAATGTTGAAGGGATTGGGAAACAATTAGATATTAAAATTGCTCAGTTGCATAAGACTTTAAGTAAGTCCTTTGTAACACAAAGGAAAACTTTGACGAGAGTTATTGGTCTTGAGAAAAGGGTTGGTGTTACTGAAAGTAAAGTTAATGTTATTGAAAGTATAGTTAGTGAGTTAGAAGCACAACAGGCAGCAGAGGAGCAAGCAAAGGAAGGTATAGATGAGATATTAAATGATATACATGAAGTAGAAGCAGAAGCAGAAGCAGAAGTAGGTGGTACAAAACCAAAACCAAAGACTAAGAAGAAACCAGTAGCAAAGAAGAAACCAAAACCAAAGGCTAAGAAGAAACCAGTAGCAAAGAAGAAGGGTAAAAAATCTTACAGTAAAGTTAAAGCGGAAAAGTTTTTTAATCTTGCTCAAGAGGTGCGAGCACAAGGAACTTTGGGTGGCAAGACATTAACTGCAGAGCAAAGGAAGGAAGGATTTAAAGCAGCAAAGGGTGGAGCAGATTCAGTAAGTTGGAAAAAATTTCTTGATTCAGTTGAGGAGACAAAGGCAGCAGCATCTGATGAAGGAATAACTCCAAATACTAAGATGCTTCCTGGTAGTAGTGATATGGGACAGGGTGTGTTAGAGGGTATTTCTACTGATGTCAAAAGTATTCTAGGTGTTATTGATTCACGTACTGAGGCAGAAGAAGATGCTTCTGATGAATTGAAGCAAGAGGATGAGAAAGATAAGAGGAAAAAGAAAGAAGAAGATAAGGAAAAGAATGCTAAGAAGGGTGGTATGAAAATACCAAGTTTTATTCAGACTGCAGCAAAACCTATTACTGATATATGGGGTAATATAGTAAAGACTTTTGGAATTCTTCTTGCTGGTTGGGGTATTGATAAGATATTTAAATGGTTAGGAGACCCTAAGAATAAAAAATCAGTAGAAGAATTAAAAGAGTTTATAACAGTTGCTGTCCCTGCTGTTCTTAAGGGTATCCTTGCATTAGCTGCTCTTAATGTAGGAATTACAGTGTCTAAGTTTGCAATAATGATTGCAAAGGGAGCAGCCACAATGATTAAAGGGCTATGGAATCTTGCTGGCACTATTGTTGCTTGGGCAAAAGCTAATCCTGTTCTTGCAGGAACTATTGGTTTAGCAGCTTTAGCATACTTTGCAGTTAATAAATTGAAGAGTGGTGGTGATGATGATAGTGGTGGTGATGATAAGGGGGAGAAAGGAGATGAATCATCTAAGGATTTAAAACTCTTTAAGTCTGAAGGAGGTGGAGAGGATAAAAAAGTAAAGATGAATGGTGGTGGAGTAGTACCTCATTTAAAAATGGCTGGTGGTGGATTGGTAACTGGTTATAAAGAAGGAGGTGTTGTAACTGACCCAGAAGAGAGACAAAAACAAGAAGAATATATGCTTAAGTTTGTTAATGAAGAACGAGCTCTGCAGGGATTACCTCCTTTAGATAATCTAACTTATGCTCCAGGTGTGGAACTTACGAAGATGATAGGTCCAGGTCCAAGAATAACAGAAACATCAGATACTAATATAGATCTTGATAAGGGTATCACGACTAAATTTGATACAAAAACAATGGGTGA